GCCTCGGCGGAGCTGGCCTCCCGGATTGGTTCTTCGGCGATTCGGGCAGCGGCAATCGCTCGACCGCCGCAGAGATGCAAGGCCCCACCGGAAAGAAGCTCACCATGCGCCAGTCGCACCAGGTGAACTGTATCAAGCGCATCACTACCTTCGTGCTGCAACAGGCGAAGCTGCATGGCACGCTGGGTATGAATGTAAACACTGCGCACACCATCGAGGTGCCGGAGCTGATCGTGCGCGACCTGAGCGGCGCGGCGAACGTGCTGACGGGCGCGACGCAGTCTGTGGCCGAGGCCGAGGATCGTGGCTGGGTGCAGGGCGAGACGGCGGCGCGCATCTTCCACATGCTGATCGGCCAGCTTGGCACGGTGATCGACGACTCGAAGGCGGAGTATGAAGCGGCGCAGAAGCAGATGGAAGATCGCAAGGCAAAGCAGCAGAACGACCTCTTCCCGCAAAACCAACTGGCGCAGGCCATCCTACAACAGCAGCAGACGCAGCAGAACGGGGCCGATCCAAAGCCCGACGCTAAGGCCAACTCCGAAGCCGATGACATGGTGGCCTAGATGGCGACGCGCGCGGAGCTGTATGCAGAGCAGGTAACGAAGCTGATCGACGGCGCGAATAATCTTTCGCCGGAAGCGCGCAGCGCGATCGAGGGGCAGCTGGCGCAGGCCGACCGCGAGATTCTCGGACGCATCGCGCAGATGGATCCGAAGAGCTTCACGGCGGGTCAACTTACCGCGCTGCGCGGCTCGATCGATCAGGCGATGGCAAAGTTTCGCGTTGCCGCAACGGATAAGGTAAATGCCCTCCAGGAGCGAGCCGCCACGCAAGCCACGCATGGCACCAGCTCGGTGATCGGCGCAGCGCTGGGCACGGCGGCTCCATTAGGCACCGTGAACATGGCTACAATTCGCGTCGCGCAAGGCTATGCAGCAGATCTGATCTCGGGGCTATCGTCGGACGCGGCCGCGAAGCTGAAGGGCGTTGTGCAGCGCGCATTTCTTGGTGGCCAGTCTATGAGCGAGATCATCGCGCAGGTTGGCCGCGCGATGGAGGGCGGAAAGTTCAGCGGCATCTTTACCGACGTCGGCGATCGCGCAATGAAGATCGCGTTCAACGAGATCCTGCGCGTACATTCCATTGCGGGCCAAGCGCGGATGCAAGATCTCGCCAGCCGCAACGCCGCGATCAAGAAACGCTGGCTACACATCCCCGCCGCGCGCGTTCCGCGCATTGGCCACATCCTGGCCGACAACCAGACTGTCGCGGTTGATGATCCTTTCATCGTTGAAGGCGAGGAGCTGATGTTCCCGCGTGACCCGAGTGGATCGCCGGAGAACACCATCTTCTGTCACTGTGTCTCGGTTCCATTCATCGACGATGCAGATCTTCATGCCAGTGCGGAAGACCGCGCCACGCTTGCAAAAGTTGGGCTCAGTATGTCGGTTTCATAGGCGCGGAAGTTGCATCCTCGCGCGTTTGCTCATCCTGCGATAGGATTCCGCGCGGCTTGAGTAGGCTGATGGAGTCAGAGAACCGCTGTACCGAACGAACACGAGGAAACGACATGGCAAATGAAATTCTTCCCAATCCACCGGCGCATCTGCCGAAAGCGCTCCAGATCCAGTGGAGCAAAAATTATGCCGCTGCACTGAAGCAGGCTATGACTGACATCCCGGCGGATGAGAGCGGACAGCGCACCGCTGCTCGACGCGAGGCGAACAAGCTGCTGAGGGTTCCGAAGCCCGAGACGCATAAAGACGCCGCCGCACTGGTCGAAGCCTTTCAGTCGAAGTCTGAGGACGGCTGGAAGATTATCGCGCACGGTCGCCGCAAGGTGGATGGTGTCGATCATCTCTCGATCGTTACCGCCGACGGGCAGAAGTATCTATATCCCGTTCCCGCCGAGAAGCGCTCCGCGAAGTCTAATTCTGACTCCAAGTAACAGAAGGACATTATGCGCAATCGGAAAATGAATCTGGTGTGGTTGGTTGTGGCGGAAGCTGCAGCCGCAGACCTCTCGCTCTACGATCGGAGCGCCCTACTGGATGGGGCGCTCCTCGCGCAGTTTGGAAACGATGCCAGCGGCTACCAGCGCTTCTACGTGCAAGACGTCTTCAATGACTACGTCATCGCGCGCGGAGATGGTGGTGCGCTGTACCGCATCGGCTACACCATCGACAAGCAGAACAACATCACGCTGACCGATGCGCAGGAGGTCGAGACTGCATACGTCCCAGTCGCGGAGGCTGGGCATTTCGTGGCGGAAGCGGAGAGCGCGGATCTCGATGACTGCGTGTATCCCGTCTCCGTGCTGAAGGCCGGATGGGGACTGGGGACAGTGAGCGGCGGAAACTCGCTGCCGCATTATTACCCGCCATCGTTCGTCGCGGAGGTGGCAGAGGCAGCCAACAGCGCAAAGTTTGGACGACGTCATCCAGACGGCCTCGGCTTTGGTGAGAACGATCCCGATCGCATCGCCGGTTGGTTCGGCAACGGCTATGTGGAGGCAGGCGTATCCGAAGCGCGCGCCAAGCTGAACCTGCTGGAGAGCGAGACCGATCTGCGCAGCAAATTCGCCGCCGCTCGTAAAGCGGGCAAACTCGATATGTTCGGCCTCTCGATCCTGGCCACGGTTGGTTTTGCACCGGCGGTGATCGAGGGCAAGAAGTGCCTGGAGGCAAAGAAGCTCGGCAAGCTCTATTCGATCGACCTGGTTGGCGAGGCCGGTGCTGGCGGACGCTTCCTGCAAGAGATGCGCGTCGCCGCTTCGGCGGACGTGAGTGGAGAGATCGCGGCGGCTCAACTGGCTGCGGTCAAACAAGGTTCGTCGGCCCACCTGGTCCGACATAACAGCGGCGGCGCTGATAGCCGCGAGGGGGACCAGATGAAAAATAAGCAAATGATTCTGCGCGTCATTGAAGCTCTTCGTACTAAGGATGCAACCAGCGCGACCACATTCCAGACGGAGCTGAATGCCGCGACCGAGGAGCAGTATGACGAGATTCTGATGCGTGTGAGCGAGGCGCTCTCCGCAGCCGGTACCGCTGCCTCTAAGGCTGCTCAGGCCGCGATCGACAAATCGCTTGGCGAGCTGAAGCAGTTGCAGTTCGTCAATGTGATGGAAGCGAAGCTCACCGAATCGAAGTTGCCGGAGCCGGGAAAGAAGCTGGTGCGCGAACACTTCGCCAAGGTCGAAGGCGTTGAAGCCGATGTCGATCTCCAGATCGCCAGCGTGCGCGAGGCTTTGGCCGCTGTCAGCTCAAGCGGACGCATCACCGGCGTTGTCATTCCTGGTATCGATTCTGCGGACAAAGCCGCGATCGCCATGGAACGGATGCTCGGCGTCAAGGGTCATGAAACCAGCGGCGTCAAGGCCTTCCGTGGCGTGCGCGAGGCGTATTGCTTCATCACCGGCGATAACGACCTCTCCGGTCTGCGCAATGGGGGTGACGCCTTCTTCCGGCGCGTGTCGGAGGCGGTATCGACGACCGACTTCCCCAACCTGCTGCTGAACTCCATGACCAAGCGGCTGCTTCAGGACTACGCCGAGCTGGGCATGGATGGTCTGGATTCGCTCTACTCCAAGGCCAACGTCGACAACTACCTACTTCAAGATCGTGTCCGCGATGGCTACTTCGACGAGCTACCCGTGGTCGCCGAAGGTCAACCGTTTACCGAGATCACGAAGCCCACCGATGAGCGCGTGAATTATGCCGTCGCAAACTATGGCAACCTGCTCACCATCTCCGAGCAGACCATCCGCAACGATTCGCTCGGTGCCATCGCCCGCTTCCCCGGACGCCTGGCGCGTTCCGGACGCCGCACGTTGAAGCAGTTCGTCACGAACTTCTTCGCCAACAATCCGGCCTACATGGCGGATGCAGTGAGTTGGTTCAATGCCGCACACAACAATCTCGGCTCGGTGGCTTTCAGCCAGGATGCACTGATCGCGGCCGAGATCGCGCTCTTCACTCAGACCGAGAAGGACTCGGGCGAGCAGCTCGGATTGTCTCTCGACTGGATCATGGTCCCGATCCAGCTTGCAGCATCTGCGCGCCAGCTCAACCAGACTGACACGGCCGGTGCAAACGCCTTCTACCACCGCTTCGGCGATAACAACGAGCGCATCATCGTCAACGAGAAGCTGACCGATGCCAACGACTGGTACTACGGCACGCAGTCGGTCAATGCTCCGTTCCTTGAGATCGGCTTCCTCGATGGCATCGAGCAGCCGCAGATCTTCCTCGCCAACAACCCCACCATCGGAACTCAGTTCACCAACGATCAGCTCCAATACAAGGTCAAGCACGTCTTTGGCGGAGCGATCGTCGACTATCGCGGCGTCGGCAAGAACATCGTCGCAGGCTAGACAACCTAACGAGAAGTCTCAGGCGGAGCGGAAAAACAGCCGCTCCGCGCTGAGTCACAACTTCAATACCCAGCGAGGATCGACCCATGAGTCAGCAGGAACAGCTTCGACGGAGTTACATCACCCTTCACCTTCCGGCATCACCGGCAGTTGGCGCAGGGCAGGCGACATTGATTGCCACGCATCCGATGCGCATCATTGGCGCGCAGCTCACGCTGTCGGATACTGGCACCGGCGCAGGTGCTACCACCGTTGCCGTCAATCAGAACGGGACAGCGCTTGCAACCAGCGCCGCACTCTCCGTTGCGCAGGGCGCGGCGACGAAGGCGACGAAGGTTACATTCCTCGGAACCACGCAGAACTATCCAGGCGGCGAGCGCGTGAACATCGGCGACACGATCACGGTCGATGTGACGGCAGTCCCCGCAACCACGGCTCCCAAGGCCGCAGCCGTTATTCTCAGCGTCGTACAGACTCGACATCTAAGACCATGACCCCTCCGACGATTACCGATCCGCTCCAGCCCTTCGTCGACGCGATCACGCCCGTGATCGCGGACGAATTGGGCTGGGTATCGGATTCGATGCGGCGGTTCATCCAGCAAGCGATCCTTCAGCGCTACTCGAAGGACAAGCCCCTGGTGCTGGTCAGCGATGTGCAAGGAACCGGCACAGCCTTTGTGGCTCTGCCGGTAGCCTTTCCCGGACAGCCCGCGCAGGTTGGCCCTCCTGCCGTTGCTGCGATCCCTGCCGCGTATGGAACCTTTGATCCACTCTTCTCCGACATAACCCAGATCGAATATCCGATCGGCAAGGTGCCTGAGGAGGACATTCGCTCTGAAGATTGGGAGCTGTATCGTTCGCCTTCGGGCTACCAGATCATGCTCTCGGCCTATCTACCGCAGGCGACCGAGCAGATCCGCTTCACCTGGACTGCGCGGCATGCGCCCGACGGTTCGACGGTGCCCGAGATGGACTTCTTCGCCGTCTGCGACTATGCCGCATCGCTCTGCCTGGAGGCGATGGCCGCGCGTGCCTCGCAGTTCGGCGACAACACGATGGGCGCGGACACGGTGAACTACCGCAGCAAGTCGCAGGAGTATCTGACGCTGGCCAAGACCAAGCGTAAGTCCTACTTCAACCACGTCGGCGTCGACGAGAACGCAATGGGTGTGGAAGACGAGTTCGCCTGCTCGATCGGGAGTCTGCACAACATCATGGGGACCGCCGGAGTCGATCGGCTGGTCCACGGCAAGGACACCCGATGAGCGAGCCCATGACCATCTCGATCAAAGGGCTCGACACAGCCACCGAAGAGGTGCGCGCAGCCGTGCATCGGGGAGTACTCGTCGGGCTGGAAGCGATCGGCGTCGATGCCGTGAAGCAGGTCGTCGAGAACATCCGCAGCCCCTACGACGGAATGCCTCCGGCCGTCGCTTCCGGTAACCTCGCCGCATCGCCCTTCGCCACCGTGACGCCTGGCGATATGCTGAGCCGCCTGCTGGTGCAGGCCGGAGCCCCCGCCGATGTCTACGCCGATCCGGTCAATTACGGAGCTCGTCCGCATATGCCACCGGTGAACGCATTGCTGCCGTGGGTGGCACAGAAGTTTGGCATCGACGATGAGAAGTCCGCGCTGAAGATTGCCTGGGCCATTGCCATCAATCAGGCCAAGAAGGGAATGCGTGGCCGCATGATGTTCGATCGCGCGCAGGCCGTC